AGAACGATTGCAACTATGCTATTGTCCGATGTAGACCTCAAGTCCTACACGGATATAGCATACCATAACGAAGATCTAAAGTCACTAACAAGATACCGATTTGATAAAGTTCAGGAACGCGCTAAACTAAAGCAATCGGTGTCCAGATTGGCTACGATTCTATTTCCCGAATTGGAACAGCTTGTTTCGTCTATCCATGGCACTTCAATCTACGCACTTCTCGGCGAATATCCCGGTGCAAAGCAAATTTCAGAAGTCCATCTTACCAAGCTGACAAACCTTCTTACAACAGCGTCCAAAGGACGCTACGGAAAAGAGAAAGCCATCCAGATTCGAGAGGCAGCCAGAACTTCTATTGGCTCTGTCATGCCTGCCAAATCTCTGGAATTGAAGCATACCATTAAACTCATTCAAGAACTTGCCTCCGAGATCAACGAAATCGAAGATTCTATTCAGAAAATCATAGATGAGCTCAATCCACCAATTCTCTCGATTCCCGGCATGGGAGTAAACTCCGCTGCTGTGATCCTTGCAGAAATCGGGGATTTCTCCAATTTCAGTTCTCCTGACAAAATTCTTGCTTACGCTGGCTGCTCTCCATCTACATACCAGTCCGGAAAACTCACGAACTGCTATGCTCACATGGAAAAACGTGGCTCCCGCTACCTGCGACATGCCCTTTACAACGCAACCAAGTACGTCTGCTACTGGAATCCTGTCTTTGCTGAATACCTTGCCAAAAAACGTGCCGAAGGAAAACACTACAATGTTGCCCTGTCCCACGCCATGAAGAAACTCGTTCGGTTGATTTATGCCTTACAGAAATCCGGGAAAGCATATCTTGCAGCTGCATGATTTTCTCCTGAGCCTGAGCTAATTCCAACAGAAACTTAGCTGGCGCAGCGAACCCTTGACGAACCGAAGCATTCAAATGCTATCCTGTTTGTGCGAGGGCTGGCTGGGCTTGCTTTGCTGTTCTCTCCGTCGCCCTCGCTGCTCTGATTCCAGCATTTGAATGCTGTTTGTCAGGGGCAGCGGTCGGTTGGCGGATTTTTTCATTTTGGGGCTTGACTTTTAATAGTTAGTCTCCCGTAAATCTTGCGGCCCGAAGAATCCAAGACGTCGACATGGTCATAAAGCGGCCAGTTTTCGTCCGCCCAATGCTGAGCCTGCACACTTGATAACACGGGGTCAAAACCGGCAAAAACCAGTTTATCGCATCTGCCAGGATCCCCTTTATGGTAAGCATGGCAGCAGAATGAAGCCTGCTGTTTTTGAGTTTCATCCCGATGGATGTGCCGCAGCCGTTCCGGCTGTCGATTATTCCAGCGAATCTCTGCGGCTCGCATATATCTACCGTTCATATTCCTGTTCCCTTTTCGTCTTTTTGCAGTAACGGCGAAGCGGAGGGAGACAGTCGACCTCCGCACGATCAATGCGCTCCTGCTCAAAAATGTACTTGTGCGGATGCTTTTTTTCATGGCGTCGGTGTCCAACGGAAGACACAAAGCTGTTGGCGGTCTTGTATCCAAGCTTCGCAGCGCACATGGCGGACGTTCCGGCGGCCACTACCTCGCCGGTCTTGGCGCTGTACACGGTGTACCATGTGACATAGTGGATGTAATCAGCCATGTGGGACATCCTCCGCATCGTGGAGGGCTGTGATCAGCCCATCTGCTGCCGCGCTATAGACCTCTGATTTTTCCCGGCAGATGACCCGCAGCCAGATGTCTCCCGTGAGCACGGACTCCGTTGCAAGCCGTGTAGCTGTTTTCAGGTGCTCTTCGGCCTGCTGCCGAATCAACTCTTCCAGCTTCATGCGCCCTTCTCCTCATCCTGCGGATACTCCGGGTTCCGGGCATGGTTGCGGACGATTTTGCTGTAACCGCTGCGCTTATACCGTTTGTTGTCCTCATACATCCCATAAAACGACATCGCCAGCCCGGCAGTGGATGCAACAATAATCCAAGGCGCGGCATGTGCAGCCTCGGCGATGCCCCAGCCGCCCCAGTAGGTCAGCGCAACGGCCAGCCAGGAGCAGGCCCAGCGCACCGCCTGCACCGCGCCGATAATAGCCAGCAGACCTACCGTGCCGGCGGCGGCGAACGATTTGAGTCTCATTCTCTTGGTTCCTCCTTTGTATAAACCTTTTTGAGCTCGTAAAAGTCCTTCACCCACGCCATAAACCTGGCGCGGGAGATGTCCGGGCAAGGCTCTTTTGTTCCTACGGACGGAATCGCCCAGCTGGTAAACAGCCCCGCCTGGATCTGTGCTCCCAAGACCTTTTCGGTCTTTGAGATGTTGTTATCCCGCAGGATCTGGACGCATTCGCCTATCGTAAGGCTCGGCTTCTGCATGGCGTCCTCCTTTCTATCAATGTCTCAGCACAACATTGGACGAATGAACCAGATAGGTCACGCCGTCAATCTTCACTTGCAGCTGGTCGCCCTCGTAATCGTCCCAACTGTCTAATCTCCCCTCGACAATCGTTCCATCAGGCATTTTCAGCTGCGCCCATGAGTAGCTATACGTCAGGTCTATCACCTGCTTATTGCATCCGGCCATCAGCAAAGCGCTTGCCAATACGGACACTACGCCTACAATAACTTTTTTCATGCTTATACCTCCTTAACAAACTTCCCGGAGGTAGTGGTGTTCCTCTGGGCAGCAGCTGCGGCAAACAAACTGGTCTGCCCGTTGGTCTGCTGGATCAGCATCACGGTGTTGGTGCTGGGCTTCCAGCGCTGAATGTACTCCACCGCCTCGTCAAAGCGCTTGCGGGGGATGTTGCCCACGCTGTTCACCCGGAACCAGTCCTGCACATCGTGGTTGCACTCGCTGTACACCTTGCTGCGCACGTGGTTGTCAATGTAAGCCGGGGTGTCCTCGCCGCCAAGCGCCGCGATGACGGCCCGACTGATGGCCTTGCGCAGCACACGCTGCTGGTTGTAATCCACCGTCATGGTGTTCTCCAACGCGGTGAGCCGCTCTTCTTGCCGCTGGGTGCGGTTGTCCAGCATAAACAGCGCCTGCATCTCCTTGCTGAGCTTGGGCATCATGTAGCTGCCGGTCTTGCGGATGCCGGGGATGATCTCGTCTGCCACCAGCGCCTGAAACTTCTCGGCAGTCTCGTTCTTGGCCTTCATGGCGAGACGGTAAAAGATGTTCTCGGGGATGTAGCTGTCTTTCCCAACTTGCTGGGAAAAGCCAAAATCACGCAGATACTTGTCGATGGTCTCCCAGCGGATGTACTCAAGCCCGTTCTTGGTCTGGGTGAAGCCCAGACCCCGGGCAACGTCCTCAAGACGGAGATATGCGGTGCCGTCTCGCTCATAGCAGGACACGCCCAAAATCAAAACCGGGGCCAAATTTTCATTTGTCATGTTTTCACTCCTTGTAAACTCCAAAAATAAGTTTGTATCCTTACGCCACGCCGTTGTTCTCGGTCTGGCGGTAGTTCTTGCGCACCGCGGCCATGCCCGGCTGGCCGCCAGGTGGTTTCGGCCCCTGCCACAGGGCCATCATCAGGCGGGTCTCTTAGTAATCAGGCTTTTCATCGTTCAAACCTCCTTAAACATCTTCACGCCGGCCACGGTGTAGTCCGCCGCCGGGCCTATATAACCGTAAGCAAAAGCAACGACCGGGTGCCATGCGCCATTGTCGTAGACTTGCAGTGCATCGCAATGCGTCTCGGCTTCCGCGCCGTGAATCCACTGGCCAGACCGGCGGCATCCCTTCCAGCGGAACCAGTTGTAACCCCTTGTGGGTACAACATAACTAACGCTGTCCGCATCAGCTACTTCCCGGATGCGCCTGCCCCGAGCTGCGGTCTCGTAAACGTCCATCATCCCTTAGCCCTCCAGCTCTTTCAGCAGCTCGTACAACTCTTTAATGTGTCTCTCGTAGTACATCCCGCCCTTACGGCTCCCACTGTAGCGGGAGTAGGAGATCTTCCAGCGGCGAATCTGCTCTTTGCAAGTAGCCACCGGGTCTGCTGCGGATTTGATTTGGTCGATGCTCATACGCTCCATGTCTTTGTCCTCCTCTCAAGCCTGAAATGCCGTTCATTCAGGCTTTCCTCCTTCCTCATCGTAGACCACAAGCTCGTTCAGCGTGACCTTGAAATACTTTGCAAGCTTGAGCAGCTGCGAGATACTGGGGCCGTAAATCGAGCGCTCCCACTTCCCGATTGCGCCGTTACTCAGGCCTGCCGCCGCCTCCAAATCGGTGCGACTCAGCCCGTGCAACTTGCAAAACTGGTCGATTTTTGAAACATTCACTAGCAATTCTCCTTTCCGGGCTTGAAAATCACTAGAAAATATGCTACTATGTAGTTGCGAGGTACAAAGTGAATAAAATCTAGCGTCTGCCCGATATAATATTGTCAGGGGCTTTGGTTTTGTTTGCCCCCTTACGCTCTCTATTATATAGCCTAATTTTCTAGTTGTCAATAGAAAATTAGGCTATTGGAGGAGTTTTTATGCGTTCTTTGCCTGAACTAGTGAAATTCATCCGTGTATCGTGTAAAAATCAAGGCAGTTCCATTACAAAAATGGAGAAAGATTTGAAATTCGCCAACGGAACAGTAGGAAAATGGGCTAATGGAAAGCGCTATCCGCCGAAAGATAAGCTATTGCTTGTGTCTGATTTTCTACAAATTTCCATTGAAGAGCTTATGGGCGAAGAGCAAAAAGAAAAACCCAGCACCACGGAGACGGTAAGCCTGAGTGGGCTGTCCCCAGAAGATGCTGAGCTTGTAAGAAAAATCATGGCCGCATCGGACGCAAAAAAGAATGCGATCCGGGCGTTGTTGTAATTTAGCTGTTTAGAATATCGAGGACTTTCTGACGGAATGCAGGGTCACTCTTAAGCTTTTCGATGATTTTTCTGATTTCGTCCGGGCTAAAAGATGTGTCCTGCATTTTGCTTTGTCCTCCTTATATAATTGTTATGTGTGAGGTGTACCCATGGCAAATATCTGTCCCATATGCGGCGGCAAGCTTGGCCTGCTGAACCGTGAGAAAAGCGCAGACAGCCCGATCTGCGCCGGCTGCAGCAACTTTTTCTTTTCAAAATTGGGCATCCGGGCAGCAAAGCAACCGACATCTGCCCTTGCGGACTACTGGGCTACACTGGAACAGCGTCGGAAGGCGTTCAAAGAGACCGATTCCATCTATGATGGTGACGCGCTCTTTGTGTCGATTGACAAAACCGACCGTCTGTTTTGCATTGGACACCGCAGTGGTGATAAAGGCCCTCGCATGATCTACAGCTTTGATGAAGTCGCTGGGTATGAATCTGATGCTCCTGACGATCTGACGGTGACAGAGACAAAGGGCGGTATTGGCCGTGCCGTGATCGGTGCAGCTGTTGCTGGACCTGTGGGTGCGATCGTGGGCGCCGCCACCGCTAAAACAGAGACCCGCAAGGGTCGCAGTAAAGAGAGCGTGTCTATCCGCTTTGCTCTTCCACTGGGCGAAAGTAGCTTGCCGACAATGGTTTACCCCGGCGGGATGACTGCGTTTCTCAAGAGCTGCAAAGCCAGCCAGGAGAAGCCGCAGGATCCCGCTCCGGTTGCCACAAGCGCCGCCGATGAGCTTTTGAAGTTTAAGCGGTTGCTGGATATGGGAGCTGTTACGGAGGCAGAGTACAACGCCAAGAAAGCTCAGCTGTTGGGCTTGTAACTCGTTCACAACCGCATTATACAACCTCTAATTGTAAAGCGTCAAGCGCATTTAATCGCGCAAAAATGCGCGAAAAATTTAGCATTTGCGCTGAATCGCTGAAATTTACGCTGACTTTTTGCTAAATACGCGCGTTTTGCGCGAACAACGTGCAAAATATGCACGTTGCTATCCGTGGTTGCAAGGTTGTTGCATTTTTTGCAACAGTTCAGCGGCAAGCTCCCCGCCGGGCGCGTCTGCTGCGGCCTTGAGCTGCCGGAGATCCCCGGACTTGCGGATCACAAAAAGTCGAGCCCGAGCCTGTCCCTCGGGCGGCATATCCTCATAGCAGGCCAGCGCGGCGCGGATGTGGGTGCAAAACAGCTTCATCTTGTCCATCTTTAGTCCTCCCAAGGTTCAGGTGTTCGGGCTGTGCCGGTCAAAATGGTGGCAGGCATCCCGTCAATGATGGTCATTTCGTTTTCTTTGCCGTTTCTTTGCTCGAAATCCATTTTATTTCACCTCTGTTTTTGTTCAATTTGTCCAACTTGTTTTAGATTTTACCATTTTATGGGAAAACTTGAAGGACTTCCGCTCTGTCGAGTGGCATGGGTTTTTCCCATGTCACTTTTTGTTTTTATGGCATGGAAATTTGTGAGGTTATAATTGATGAGCTACTTTACTGCGGAAAAGCTTGGTGTCGCATTGGCGCGGGCCAGAGTCGCGGCAGGCTTGAGCCAAGTCGACATGGCCCGCCGGATCAACAAGGGAAAGGCTACGATCCAGAGCTGGGAGTGCGGGGCGTCCAGCCCACCAGCTGACAAGATAATGGACTGGTTCGAGGCTTGCGGGACTTCTCCGCTCCCCGCCATGCAAGAAATGCTGCACCCAGAACTTTATAAAGAGCCCGTACAGCGCAAATCAGACGAAGAGCTGGATGAGGCGCTTACAGAATACTTTCGCACAGCGCCGCGAATTGTAAAAGAGATGGTGCTGTTTATCCTTTTGGGCCGACATGGCAGCTATCCACCGGCGGTGTTTGCTGAGGTGTGCGCAAACCTGCACACTCCCTTGCAAAACAAGGTATCCGTCTGCGGCCAAATACTGGACAATTACGGGTTTGCCGTGGCTACAGGAACAGACCCGATTCCGTGGGAAGTCCAGCCTCCGGTGAGTCTGCTGCAGTCGGCATACCAGGCGGGAAAAGAGGCCGCAAAGAGCGGCGAGGCCGACTATACCGCAAAGCGAGGTGAAGAGCTTTGAAGTGCATTCGCGCCTGCTGCCGTCGGGAAATCCCGGACGACGCATCTTTTTGCCCCTACTGCGGCAAGAAGCAGCCAGAAGCCGCCCCGCAGCAAAGAAAAAAGCGCCGCCGCCCAAAGGGCAGCGGCAGTGTATATAAAAAGGCTGACGGAAATAGAAGCAGACCGTATGTTGCCGTTGTTCCATCGGAGGATGGAGGCAAAACAGTTCTTGGACACTATGCATCTCCCGGGGAAGCCATTCAGGCCCTGGATACTTACAATGCTCAGAGGACACCGGCAGAGCGCTTAAAATCCACTTTTGCAGAGATCTACAGAAGATGGAGCGCTACGCACTTTAGTAGCATCGGTGAGGATACAAAAGACGGGTATGTAAGAGCTTACAGCAAAGCTGAAAAACTTTGGAACGTCGAAGTGCGCACTCTTAAAACGGAAGATTATCAAAAAGTTATTGATGAACTTTCCGCAGACGGAAAATCCCGAAGTCTATGCGAAAAGCAAAAAGGTTTATTTCGGCAGTTATGCATATATGCCATGAAGCAAGATATTATCAACCAAAACTATGCTGATGGGTTAGAGCTGCCCCCAGCGCCCGGCCCAAAGGAAAGGATCCTTACGCCGGAAGAGACAGCTAAAATCCGAGCCATTGCAGACGATCCTAGAAACGGAATGCACTTAACGGCGCAGATCGCAATGGTTCTTTTATACACCGGAATGAGAATTGACGAGCTTCTTTCTTTGCCCAGAGATAATGTTGATTTAGAAAACGGCAATCTGACCGGTGGCGAAAAGACTGCTGCTGGAAAGGGGCGCTTTATTCCTATCTTAAACCCGATCAAGAATATTCTCGCAGAATGGATGTTGTTGAGCATCGGAGAAAAATATCTTCTTCCCACTGAAAGCGGAAACAAAAAGGACAAAAACAATGTTGAGCATTCTTTCCGTAAGCTGATGCTTGATCTTGGAATAAACCAAGCCGACACTCCGATTAGAGACCGCATTACCCCCCACGCCTTGCGCCGCACTGCAACTACCCTTCTCGTTGAAGCAAATGTGGCGCCTACTGCAACAAAAAAGATTATGGGACACACAAATTTTTCCACCACTGCAAGATATTACGTTGCCCACCGTCAGAAATTCCTCACCGATGAGATGAAAAAAGCTGAAAGCCTTTTTGAAGAACGTGAAAACGAGGAAGAATGAGCGGAGTTTCGTGGTAGCTTATTTGGTAGTTTATCACACAGTTTCAGGTCGTTTTGCATCACTTTTTCACAAAAAATAACGCATAGACGAATCGCTTTCATCGTCTATGCGTTATTTTTTGGAGCTGGTGACAGGAGTTGAACCTGCAACCCACTGATTACAAATCAATATATTTATTCGATATAACGATTTATTTTTATAAGTTGGTTGCTTATTGGTTTCTTATTATGTCAGAAATCTTCCGCATGACCAACTCATACTCTTTCGGGTATGCAAGCTTTATGGCGCTCATGTGCTCGTCAAGCACCCGCATCAGACCGCCAAAAGGAACAGAGCTGGCAGCCGCAACAAAGTCGCTTTGCGGTTCCGTTGCTGTGGAGTACGCCGCCGCATAAGTCGCAGGCGGCAATGCCTGGGTCTGCGTTTCAGGTGCGCGTGCTTCCTCCAGCTCGTCCCGCACGGTGCAGAGGGCGGCAAGCTTATTGACACTCTGCCAGCTTGTTTCCTCGCACTTGAGCTTGCGGATATGCTCGTTGATCTCGTCAATGTCCATACTTGCCGCCCTCCTCCCTTATGCGTTGCGCAGAATGTCCGCCGCGCGTTTGTAAGCGTCTCGCTCTGCGCCGGTGGCGTCCTGCATCATGTCCTCAATGTCAGAGATCATGCGATCACGGCCATCCGTGCGGGAGTAGTGTCCGCGCACATAGTGACGGCCACGGTTGGCGTAGCTGTTGCCCCGGTTGTAACCGTTTCCGGCATCGTGGCCGAAAGTCCCGCGCATGTCAGCTTCCCACTCGCCTGTTCGGCTGTACTCGCCGCTCTCGCAGTAGTCCGCAATGCGGTGGATGTCCAGAATGATGTCCACGATCTCGCCGATCATCTCAACATCGCCCGGGGAACGGTTCTTTTTGTCGGTCAGCTCCATGAGCTCGTCGCACATTTCATCTTTCAGATGGTTCAGTTTATCCAGCATGGCTTTATCTCCTTTCTTATGCTACCCGCTCAACGATCAGGTTGCTGTTTGCAATGCTGACCGCCTGCGCGCTGGTGTTCTTAACCGCCACAGTCACGCAGCAGCCGCGCGGAACCTCGATAAAGGCGGCGGCGAACACATTAAAGTAGTCCCCTGCTGCCGCCGGGGTAACAATGGCCGTTGCGCTGTTCAGCGGCTCGCCAGCGATTGCCAGCGCTACAGAGATAGCCCCGGCAGTGCCGCCGGTAGGTACCGCGATGTTTCCGCCAAAGCTCACCTTGAAGCGGGCTTTGCACTGGTTTGTCAGGCCGCGCAGGGTCACGATACCCGCGCCCTCACGATGGACGATGCAGGCCGGGCCTTTTACGGCAGTCTCTGTCAGGGGAAGGTTTTCACCCGCCGCCACCGTGACGGTGTTGGAGTTGCTAAATTCAGCCATTTTATCGGCTCCTTTCATAGAAAAAACGCCGGGACTTTTGCCCCGGCGCTCTGGTTTGCAAAATCAGCTCAGGGGCTGAACAGGCTACAAATTGTAGTCAGTTGCCGTTATTTGGTTATGCGCAGCCGTTACAGCCGCATCCGGTGCCGCAATTACCGTACTGGTACGGCGCAGGAACCGGGAAGGCAGGAACGGGACGCGGGTTGTAGTAGGCCAGCTGACCGCTCATGTATGCCTTGAGGGTCTCATTCTGCGCCGCCTGGGAAGCTGCAAGCTGAGCCGCAAAGAGCTGCTGGCTCTGCTCCGCGATCTTGGCGTCCTTTGCCTCGATGCGCTGAGCTGTGAGAGCGTCCAGGATAGCCCGGGCGTTCTGGTTCTGGTTGTCTACGATGTCCCGGGTCGCGTTCTGCACAGTGTTCCGGGTCTCGCAGGACTGGGTAGCCAGATTGTAATTGACGCCCTGGATAGCAGACCGGGTCTCGCAGCAGCAATCCTGTGCCTGCATCTGCATAGCAAACAGCTGCTGCATGAAAGCGGCCTGCTGATTTGCACGGCTGATCTCGGCGGACATGAAGCCGTTACTCACGGTCTGCTGGACGCCGTTGATGAGCTGTGCCTGCTGGTAGAAGCCGTCACACATACCGTTGTTTACGCCATCGATCTTGCGTTCGATGTTGGCGAAGTCGCTGGTCAGGATGTAACCATCCACGACGCCGGCGCCGGTCGTCCCGGCACCGGCGCGATTGCCGCCCCAGTTACCGCCCCAGCCGCAGAAGATGAAAAGGAAGAGCACGATGATCCACCACGAACCATCGCCGCCAAAGCCAAAGCCATTGCCATTGTTGGTATTGGCGGGCTGCACCGGCATAGTCAGGCCGATGTTGTCAGAAGAAAGAGACATTTTGTACTCCTTTCGGAATTTTTGATTAAAAGTGTATCTCAACCGTGGCCACGGTTACGACTTATTGCAAAAACTGCTGGAACTGCTGAGCCATTGCCTGAAGCTGGTTGAGCTGGTCTTGGCTCATCTGCCCGGATTGCAGGAGCTTTTGTACCTCCTGCTTTGGGTCGCCCTGAAAGTTGGCCTTGAACTGTTGGAACTGCTGCATCATCTGTCCGAACTGCCCCATAGGGCCGGGCATGGAGGATGCTTTGCCGCCGCCCAGTGCATTAAAAAGAGGGTTTGCCATGATCACTTGACCTCCGTTTCAGGTTTTGTGGGTTCTTGCTTTTCCAGCGCCGCGCAGCGAGCCGCCAGGGCGTCAAACTCCGCCCGGGTGACAAACTCCCCGCCAGGCTGTTGGACGGCCTGAGCGGGTATCTTAGCCGCCGTGGTGCGCTCCTTGTAATCAAAGGCCCTGAGCGGCAGCGGCATTCCGCTTGCGTCCGTGCTCTTGATGTAAAAGGCGCTGTTCTCGCTATCCATCAAGAGCACGCTGTTCCCGGCGGCTACCATGTAGGCTTTTGCGCCCTCTTCGCCCTGCACCCAGATGATCGGAGGCGTAGATGGGGAGCTTTGCCCTGTCGGTTGGCTCATCATGGGCGGCTGATACCCGGCATTCTGCCGCAGCTGCGTGAGCTGGTCAGGCATAGGCTGCCCGTAGTAGTTTGACATTTGATAGCCATATGGATTGTACGGCATCGTTTAGTCCTCCTTGTACCAGTAGTAGATCGGGCATTCCGCGCCACTGTCCCAGCTGTCCCACCACTTGCCATCGATGACGGCCAGAACGTGGCCGGAGCAGCCCAGTACATACACGCCGTTTGGGTACTCCCGGGCAAAATCTGCCACCGTGTAACAGGTGGTGCAGTCCGCTTCGACAAGGCGGCGCTTGAATCCGTGCTTTTGGAGGTATGCGCCCCATGTGCGGTTGGCGCTGGGCATATCGCCGAGAGCAAAGCCGGTCAGCGCCAATCCAATGTAGGCCTGCTCCCAGCTCTGCCCAGTGGCCGCTGCTACCGCACGCACGGCGCAATCTCCAACGCTGCTCCCGTGGGGGTTGGGGCTGAACTTGTTCCACATTGGCGCTTGCCTCCTTTGCGCCCAGTGTAGCAGAGCCGCCCGGCGGGAGAGACAACGAAGGTACAACGAAGGACAAAAAAAGATAGCGCAAATAATTTATTTTCTCGATTTTTATGTTGACAAAATAAATTATTTGTGCTACAATAAGGGCGTCAAGAGGAACACCCAAACAAAACGGAGGGACGAACGATGAAAGCTTACAATCTGCACGAGATCATGAGCAGCGCCTGGGCAATGTACCGCAAGTGGGTCGCACCTTACAAGTACAATCACAGCCGTATTCCCAGCTGCTACACTTTTGCAAGTGCTCTCAAGCAGGCTTGGGCCGCTGCAAAGACCGCTGCCAAAAAGGTCGCCGCCGGCATCGTTCGCATGCACTACAGCCAGTACAAGGCAGAGTACAGCAAGTGCCAGACCGTCGAGGGCAGCTACGACAAGGCCACCAAAACCATCGAGGTCATGACCAAGGTCCTCCGCACCTTTGAGCGTCCCGCCTATACCGCAGCTCCTACCTCTCGCCGCCCCAGCGTGACCGCTATCCGCGGCCTCTGCCCCCGCTGCCACACCTACTGCTATGGTGACTGCATGGCATAATCCACACACTCAACTATAAGGAGGACAACAACAATGACTAAGTTTTATGATGGCAGCAAGCTCCTGAGTATTAAAATGACCGACACCCGCACCGGCATCGACTTCGAAAACGACTTCTTCGAGGTTGGCGGCCTCGAGTACAACGCCGATCTGGGCGCTTACAAGGTCGAGGACGTCGAGTATCTGGCCGACTACGCCAAGAGCTACGCCGACGGCACCAACGGCGACATCGACTACACCGTCGATGAGGACGGCAATGTCGTGGTTCCCGACTGCACCGTCGATTATGACATCGAGGTGATGTGATGTTGTACTCATGGGAGCTTATTGACCCGGACGGCAAGCGTCACGAGGTCGATGATCTAGCAAAGTGGAGCCAGGACAATGTAAAATTGTTTTTCCCGGATGCCGCACCGGACAACGCCGCAGCCCGGATCTCCGAGGGCGTCCAGATGCTGTGGTACGCGCTCAAGCACCCGGAAAGACCTCACGGGCTGCACACTTATAAAGGGTGGACGCTTGCAGAGCCTCCACAGCCCAAGGCACCAAAGGCTAAAGAGCCCAAAAAGCCGCTTGCCGACCGGTTAATAGGCAAAACTTTTGGCGATCTCTCCATCGTCGGCACGGCACCGGCGAAGATCATGCCCAACGGATATAAATGCACGATGGTCGTCGTGCATTGCGCTCTTTGCGGCAATGACAGGATCATGTCCTACAACTCCTTAAAAATATCAAGGAGCTGCGGCTGCCAGCGAGGACGGCGCAGGAAAGACGGACTCGCCCCGCAGCCCGTCACGCCCTCCAGACAGCCTCCCTATGATCAGGCGCCTGCCGACCATAAAGGCAAATCACTAAAAAAGATCTGCGCTATCTGCGGCAAGCCTTTTTATGCCTCTCCCAGTGACGTAAACCAGCAATGCTGCTCAAAAAAATGCAGCGCTGCCCTACGGGTAAAAAATGGTCACATCAACAACGCTGCATGGTCGGATGAGGCAAAGGCCCGCCGGGCAGCAGACCCGGAGATCCAGGCACGTATGCAGACATTGCAATCCATAGGCACTTCGGCGGCTCTAGAGTTGCCCGCAGGTCAAAAAGGGCCGCAAAATCGTGAGGCTCTTGTCTGGCAACTGATCGACCCGGACGGCAACACCCACAAGGCGGTCAATCTGCTGGACTGGGCGCGTAAAAATCATCTGCTGTTTTTTGACGAGGACGTCCCGGAGGACGTCGCCGCAAAAAGGATCGCAGCAGGATTCAGAGCGGTCGCCACATCGATCCGTGGGACTCGCTCAAGGTCACGCTCGGCATCGAGCTATAAGGGATGGATGTTGGCCGGGCTTCCCACGCCCAAAACCGCAGACGACGATAACTTTGATAACACGGAGGATACCATGCGCAAAATAATCAACGGCTCTCGCTACGATACCGATACCGCCAAAAAGATGGCCCACTGGGAGTCCGATCAGGACTACACCGGCCTCACTCACTGCGAGGAGACGCTTTACCGCACCAAGGCAGGCAAGTGGTTTATCCACGGCACCGGCAACGCGGCCACTGTGTACGCCGTCCGCCGCGGCGACGGATGGACGGCCCCCGGCGAGCAGATCGTGCCGCTCTCCGAAGAGGTCGCGCGAATCTGGGTGCTCGAGCACCTTGGCGAGGAACAGCGCGACGCCATCTTTGGCACCGGAAGTGAGGACACAAAGGATGTGCAGGCTACGGTCTACATCCCGGGTCCGCTCGCCGAAAAGATGGCAGCTCGGATAGATGCAGAGCAGTGCAACCGAAATGAGCTTATCCTGCAGGCGCTGCGGGAATATCTCAAGTAAACAAAAAAATCCCCCGATGCTCCAAACGGAACACCGGGGTTTTTTGTTTGTATGCAGAATCAGCTCTAAAATGTGACCCTACTTACACTTAGACCGATATGAGTATATCACAAATTCAGCATTTTATCAATGCCTTTCAGCCGGTAGCCTATCGCTGTCCGGCTGTAATGTGTCTGTGCTGCAATCTCCGGCAGCGGGAGCCGCTCAACGTACCGCAGTAAGGCTATCTTACGGTCTACCCTCCCAAGCGGTGCGTTTTTGATGGCGGCGGTCATCCGCTGTCTGTCAAGTCCTCGCAGCGCAGCGGGCAGCACTACGCGAGCCGCCGCCACAGGCAGCACCGAGCCAGAAGGGCTGCGGCAGCTGTCCGGCGTTGCGCCTTTCTGCGCGTCTCGTTGCGCGATTCGCTCGATTTTTACCGTGCCACGCAAGAAGAATTGGGTAAACGCGCTGGTCGTAATAATATCGGTCGTATGTAGTGCTGCTCATAGTCTTACTCCTTACTGCTTTTGCAGTGCCGCCTTTGCGCGGTCAAAGAAAAACTGGATAACTTTGCCGATAGTCTCATCGGTGATGGCCCAGCTGATGAGCTTGCCGTATTTGCTGGCGCTCAGAGCGGCCCGGAGCATCTTGACGACCCACGCCTTGCGCTCTGCGCCGCGCTTTGTCCCCTGGATCTCCTGCTCAGCCCTCTCGATGAGGTCCAGCACCAGCGGCTTTACCGCTGCGCCGTAGCCCAGCCGGATGCAGCCCAGAGCGTAAAAGATCACGCCCCCCAGCATCAGCACTGCCGCCACCGGGGCAGGGATAAGGTCAAAAAGCTTAGTTGCCAGTGCTTCCATGATTGGTCACTCCTTTTAACAGATAGTTGTCGATGTCGGCGCGGCTCTTCTGCATCCCCTCGCGATTGTTGCCGGACAGCTGCGCGTCCAGCAGATTGCGCACCCCGTCGAGGGTCAGACGGCTCACCTCGTCGATTTCTTCAAAGCGGCGCAGGTCACGGGCAAGGGCTTGTGTGTGCTGAAGCTGGCCCTGCTCCAAGGTGCCGATGCGCTTGTCCAGCTCATCCAGCCGCTTGTTCTGCGCGTTGTCCGGCTCCTGCGCCTTTTTGATGTACTTGTGGATAATTTCCAGCACCTTGTCGATGGTGATGGCTGCAGCGCACAGGCTGCCCAGGATGCCCAGCACCCACAGCAAAGCTTCTTTTTCGGTCATTTGCCCTCCCGAAGACGGGTCAGGCCCTTCTTGCGGATGATTTTTGGGTAGTTGCGCTCGGTGACGTTGAGGTCCACGTTGCCCGTGATGCCCGGCACGCTGCCCTTGCTGGTGTGCTGGTGGGCGTTGTAGTTAAACGTCACGTTGGGCGTCTTTCCGGTGTAGTCGGCAAGCCAGACGTCCCACCGAGAGGACAGCCTTGCCATGTCCAGCTCATACTTGTAACCGGTGTAGGTGTACAGCTGGGCGTAAAAGCCCATCTGCTCTACCTCATGCAGAGCATAGGCGGTCAGGTCGGTCAGGCTCTGCTTGTCCAGCTTGCCCAGCCGGTTGTCCTCCACGTCCACTGCCACAGGCAGGGTCAGCTCCTTGCCGTAGACCGCCTGCCGCAGCAGGGCGAGCTCTGCATCGGCCATGGCCTCGCTGGTAGCGTAGGTGTAGTAGTAGACACCCACGTCCAGCCCGGCAGTTTTGGCGTTTTTGTAGTTGTCCTCAAAGGTCGGGTCGATATAAAGGCCGTCTGCTCGTTTGGAGAGCTTTTTGTTGGTGGATACCGTCTTGAGCATGACGCCCTTGTAACCAGCCGCTTTGACCTTGAGCCAGCCGTCGAGGGTAATTTTGCCCTGATACCGGCTCACGTCGATGTACCGGTAGGGCGGGCCGCCCTCCCAGCCGGTTACAGCCTCTGCCCCGGGGGGTTCGGGAGGCTCCGGTGCGGGCTTTGCCTCTTCGGCATCCTGCTTGTCCCCCGGGCCAAAGATGGCCCGCACCAACTTTTCCAGCAGTTCCAGCAGCTTACCCATTGTAGTCCTCCCCCGTGATCTCCTTATACCGCTCTTCACTGATCTCGCCCTCGGCCACCCGTTTGGCCAGCTCCCGCTTGACCCCTGCGCGGCGGCTTGCGGGCATCTCTGCCCAGGTCTTAGTACCGGCAATCAATCTGTTTGCCCAGATTTTGTCCATTTTGATGTCCTCCTTACTTGTTGATAGCAGCGTCCAGCTCACACAGCGAGTCCTCGATAGCCGCCAGCCGCTCTTCCGATGCCATGTCCTGCTCACACAGGGCGTCCTCAATCCCCGCCACGAGGCCGGGCAACTCCCTGAGCTTCTGCTCATCTTCCAGCTTCCGGTGGAGCTCCTTCAAGCTCTTATCCATCTTGTAAAGACTCATCCGATAACACCTCCAATCATGGTGATATTGCCGCCGACGCCGGAAGTCCCCCGGGCAATCGTCACCTTGTAGTTGAATGCAAAGCCCCGGGCGGCGGCGTTGGCGGCAAAGGCGTGGTGGACAAAGGCCCGGTTCTCGCCGCGCTGGATGTCGGTGCAGTTCTCCCACACCGGGGCATCGTCCCGTGCGTTGTTAGTCAACTCCACGGTCAGGCTCATGTCTGCCGGGAAACTGCCCTCCAGCGTCATGGCAGCCACGGTGATGGTGTCGTCCGCCGTCAGCGGCTGGGCCAGCGAGAGGACGGCACGGGTCACATTTTTGGTAAAGGTAGCCGTCCAGTCTGTCGAGGTCTTGCCGTCGTCCACTTCCAATGTCAGGGTGTTTTCTCCGTTGAGTATCTGCTGGAACAGCACCTTCTCGCTCAGGCACTGTACCGTGAGTTCGGTGCCGGAGGCCACGTTTTCGCGGACGGCTATCTCCATACCGTTCACCTTTTCGACGATGCGCATGGGGTCTCCGTCGCCGTCGGTCACGGTGTAGGACAGAGTAAACGGCTCGTTCTTCTCGCCAAGTGCCACGCCGCTCTCACCCGCATCGGAAGTGATTTCCGGAGGCTGGTTTTCCGTAACGAAGCCGTCCCTGTCGATGTACAGCGTCTCCGGCAGGGTGAAACAGGGAAGATAGCCGTAAGAAGTGCCGTAAGTGCCTTCGGCAGTCGAAAGACTGGAGCCGCTTGCGGAAGCTATGTATTTGCCGTTGGCATAGTAATACTTCTCCGGAAAACCTGACGTACTAGTACCCGTATTGGTCATAGATGGACTTCTTGTCCAGATGCCGCTTCCGTAGCGGGTTCGAATGCTGCCGATCCTGCTGATCGCGGCTGAGGAAAGCGCAGAGCCGTCGGAGAAGTCTGAGCCCCCGACTTCCGCTGTCGAAATGGGGAAAAAGCTTGATTCGTATGTGTCACTTTCAAGTACTGATTTAGACGGATTGCCGGTCTGCGTATAAGACATACGAACATATTGACCGATATATTTTGTCGTGCCAATCAAACCCCGCACTTTGTCGGAAAACTTATTCGCATAGGTTTCTTTATACCAAGTGGCCTCATTATTGCTATCGGGCGCGTAACTATTCAGATTGGACGTAGTATGTGTCCCGCTCGTCGCCGGACTCTCCCGGCAAAACATCGCCCGCCCTTTGCCGTTCAGGCTGGACTCATAGTTGTGGGCCAGCACGTAAAACTTGACTTTTGTGCTGCCTTCCATCAGGTATACAAAGCCATCGCCGATGGCTAAGTCTTTAATCTGCATTCCAATCCTCCTTTCTCTCAAAAATCAATGCGGCTTGCCGCCTTGTTCCACACACCCGTCAGCTCTACGCCGTCCAGCGTGTCAAAGGCAGTAACAAAGCTGATACCGTTTACATCTGTGCCATGCACCATCTCCAACAGTTTGATGCGCACGCCTACCGCCGCAGCGTCCGCGGCAGCACCGGAGATGGTGAGGGTCTTGTCGGTCTCGATTTTGATAGCGTTGATGCGGTCGCCGGTGGCTTTGGCGTCTGCGGGTGCGCCCGAGATGGTGAGGGTGGGGTCGGTGGTGACGCGGCCCTCGGTCTCCTTGGCAGCCGCCTCTGCCCGCTTGGCAGACTCCGCAGCGGCAGCTTTGGAGCTTTCAGCGGCCTCGGCCTGCTGCGTGGCAGTCTCGGCCTGCTGCGTGGCAATGCCTGCCTGCTGTTCCGCAGCCTGAGCAGAGGCGGCGGCGGCTTCCTTGGCCTCGGCGGCAGTTTTGGCGCTGGCTGCGGCCTCCTCCGCCTTTTGGGTAGCGGTGGAGGCAAAGCCCTCCACATACTCAAGGCTTTCAGCCATGGCCTCCCGCACCTCGACGCCCCGCTTTGCCTTGCGGATGTCGTTGATGTTTTCTTCGAAAGTTTTGTTCACAGGCTCTTTACCTCCGTAGGCTCGTCATAGATGACGTCCTCATCAAAATAAAAATCGTCCCACAGCCAATCTGCGCCCGCGTAGGCGGTGGCATTGTACTTGTAGGGATTGCAGGTGCCGGTGATGGAAAATGTGCCGGTATGCCGGTCTCTGCTCTGGGGCGACACTGTCCACAGGCCCACCCAGAAGTTGGCCGGGTCTTCGTCCAGCACGCAGCGCAGCCACTGCCCCTGCAAGGCGTTTTCGAGGACGCTCTGCACCTTGCGGCGCTCATCCGGCGGAGCCTTACATTTGAGGTCAAGCCGGATGGTGCGCTGAAGGTAGTGTACTTTGCCGTCCACGGCCCGGGTGAGGTCGAGCAGAAAATCGCCGCCCGGCACTTGCACAAGCTTTTTGTCCGGCTCAGCCCCGGAGATGAGCGGGCTGCCAACCAACAGGTAAAGGCCGAGGTCGTCCAAGGTGTGCAGAGAGCCAATTTTTGCCCCCATGAGCTTGCCCATAAAAATCACGCTCCTTTACATAAAGCCCTGCAGCGCCTCAGGGCGGCAGGCGGTATCATCCTGCACCCATGCGCCTGCCGCCGTCTGTCGGTATCCGCTGCCAAAGGTCACGCCGCTTTTGGACGCCGTGACGTCCCGCCGCTGGGCCAGAGCGCCGGGGAAGAGGATGGAGTAGGTCTTGCCGTTCACCGGCAGCACCGCAAAGGCTCGGCCCCTGCCCCCGGCAGCAGCCCACGCTGCGGCGTCTCCGTCGTAGGTGAGCAGCACCGCCGCATAGCCGGAGAGGTCTGTGCTCGTGGTCTGGGCCGCAAAGGAGGAGCCCGACCAGCTTTGCAGCTCGGTGCCGTTTTTTACGCCGGAGAAGGTCAGGCCGTCCGTCCCGAAATGGATGTTGGCCGTGATGCTGGCGTGGCCCACTGTCATGCCTGTGGAGGGCGCATAGTCGATAAAATCGCTGGCAGTTTTGCCCGCCTGCGTGGTGTCCACCTGCGTGGCGCTGGCATACCGGCTGGTGGATGCCGTCTTTTCGGAGAGCTCGTTGGTCACGCCCAGATTTGCCACGGCCCGGTCGGTGAGGGTGCGCCGGGTCATGCCAAAGGTGTACTCCTTCTTTTCCGGGTGGTCGAGCGGCTCCACCAGCTTGGTGCAGAGCATGATCACGTCGATGCTGTGGGGCTTGCTGATGATATGGGCAAAGCTGGCAAAGGTCAGCCGCTCGGTATCATAGCCCGCATCCACAAGGTCAACGGCCTTGACCTCATAGCTCATGGTCATGAGGTCGTTTTTTTCCAGGTCCTGCACCGCAGCGGCAAAGGTGGCGTCGCTGCTGTCCGTGTCAAACTCCCTGATTTTTGAGACCACGCCAAACTTTTTCACGGCCTCGTCGTTCTGGATCCACCCGTACTCCCGATTCCAGCTGTAACCCTTCTTCGGGAGGTACTTGTCCACAGCGCTCTGGCTCGTGCCGTTGATGCCGTAGCGCTCTTCGTGGGTGCCGGTTGTCACGGTAGTCGAGCCCCACTTAAACCAGAGGAATTTGTACTTCCACTGGGTCTTGGTCTCTTCGACAGTGTGCTTGTTGCCCATTGGCCAGATACGAGTGAAAAGGTCGTTGGTGTCGGTCTTTTCGGTGAAATCCAGCAGATTCACGCCATATTCGATGTTCTGGGCGGTCTGCCGGTCAGCCTCGTATGCCTGGTCGCAGTAGTTGAGCACGTTCATGCCGGTGGTGGAGTTATAGGTGCAGTAGGCGTAACCGCCGTAGGTCTTGAGCACCATTTTGCTGATGATGTCCCAGGTGCTTCCGTAGTCCTCGCCCACGCCGTACTGGTTGCGGTCGCCGTAGCTCACCACAAGGTCGCCGAGGGCGGCAGTCACCCTTCCCAGCTCAAACTTTTTCATTTTGTCGTAGCTGGTCTGCTCCTCGTAGCCATTGCCGCCGGAGATCTGGGAGTTGTGGGCTTTGATGAGGTATTCTAAAAAATCTCTCAGCTTGCCCTCGTAGTTGAAGGGAGTAATGCAGCTGTCGTTGAAATAGCTGAGGGCTCCCTCGCAGTAGATGACCCGGCGGTTGAGCCAGTCGGCTTCGTGACTGAGCACCCGGCCCCGCCATATCTCCTTGCCGTCCTGATGCACCGCTACCGCGGTAGACATCTTCTGCATGGATTCATAGCAGGGGTGGGTGCGCAGCATGGTAAAAGTAAGGCTGCCGCCCTTGCTCACCTCGCGGGTAAGCTTGGGCGACAGCACCACAGCCTGCCGGTTGCCCGGCTGATAGACAGTCAGCTTGTTTTCGGGGTCACCGTAGGGATACGCAAAAATCTCGTACATCTCAGTTGCCCCTTTCTGCAAGCATCTGGATATGGCCCAGCTGGTCGTTCATGCCGGGGGCGAGAGCACCCACAATGGTGCCGTCATCCAGCACGATCTGCTGATTTGCCACGTCGGGCAGATACTGCTCCACCACGTTGCTCAGCTTTGCAAGCTGAGCCTGTATCTCCGCCTGATACTTGGGAACGGAATTGTTGTTTGGGTTGTAGGTAAAGGGGTCGCTGCGGTAGTCGTAGCCCGCAAAAGCCCGCTCGTTGCCGTACCAGTAGGCGTCCTGAATGTCAAGGTAGCTCATAGCGCCAGACGAGGCGCTTTCTGCTGCAGCAGACGAGGACGAGGACTTTTTGCCAAACTTTTTGCCGAAGAAGTAGCTGAGCCAGCCAACAGGGCCGGTGGCCCCCAGAAGTGCGCCGGAAAGGAGCTTGCTTCCCAAAGAGCGCTCTTCGCCAGAATCCTCGCGGGCACGGGCGTTCTGGCCCATCTTGAAGCCCACAACGCCCTCTGCGATGACGGCCAGCACAGCAAGGCACTCCGGGAAGAAAGATGCCGCTCCGCCCGCTGCGGACGCAATGGCCTGCCCGGCCCCGGCTTCACCGGCAGCCGCCGCAGCCTTCGTACCGCCGCCGAACAGCTTGAGGATGCTGCTGACGATGCCGCCAGAGCCTCCGGTGCCGGAAAGGCCCTTCATGGCGGCGGCAAAGCTCTGCACTTCTTTGGTGGAGCCGTTGACCGCCGGGGTGATGCCGTTGCTGAAGAGGCCTGCAATGCTCTGTAGCGCCCCCTGAATGCCGCCCTGCGCGTAGTGCTCATTGATGGCGGTCATTGCATCGTCTGCCCACTTCAGGATGGTGTTTCGCTGCTCTTGCGTCACCTGCCCGAAAATGACCTTTACCACATCCCCGGCGACGGCCTTGCCGTCTTTGTTCTTGATGTCGGTAAAGAGAGACTTCACCAGCCCGAAAATGCCCTTGTCAGACTGCCCCTGAATCTCGGAGATGTACTTTTCGGTGCGGGAAAGCGCAGCCTGAATGCTTTTTTCGGCCTCTTCGGTGTCGACCTTGGTGTTCTGGAGCACACCGTCGATATAGGTGTTGATGGTTTTGGTGGTCTGGGCCACGCCATCGACGATGTTTTCTTCGGTAATGGTCTCGGTCTTTTCGATGTGCTCGGAGCCGTCGGCGTATTTTTTGGTGACCTCCTGGATCGCCGTGGTCACGCCGCCCTCTACCTTGCTTGCGGTGCGGGTCAGGGTAGCCGCCAGCGTTTTCGACATATCGTCGTATGTCTTTGTGGTTTTGGTCACCACGCCGTTGACCTTGGTCTCCACCTGCTTATAGGTGGTCTCGATGCCGTTGACCATCTCCTTGCCGGTCTCGGTTGTGGTCTCGGTGATGCGGTCTTTGATGCTGCCCGCGCTGTCCTTGACCTTTTCGGTGAGAGTCTGGATGCTGGTGGTCACGGTGCCGAGAGCATTCTGAGCGGTAGTCGTAGCCGTTCTGGAGATGGACGAAATGACCGTCTCAGTGGTGGACCTTGAGCCGGGCTTGCCGCTGGAAGAGCTCCCGCCGCTGCCGCCGGTGGTGATGGAGCTGCCACCGGCGCCAGCGGCAGCAGCAAGCTCAGCCTGCCGCTCAGACCAGCTCTTGTTGCTGATGCCAACGCCATTTAGCGCTGCCTGCCTGCGGCGGTCGCGGGAGTTCTGCTGGTCCGTTGATGTGCGGTAATCCTCGTAGCTGTCATAATCGGAGTAGGCGGTTTTGCCAAGGGCCTTGTTCAGGGCGTAACTGGCTCTATCCAGAGCGCTTACAGCCGCCGAGCCCAGCCTGCCAAAACTGCTGATGATGGTGCTGATTGGGTTGTCCAGGCCGAGAATCGCTTCGCCGAGACCTTTCCACCCATCCTTTTTGTAAGCGTCCTGCGCAGCCACCACCATATTGTTCAGATTGCCGATGACCATGCCGATTCCGTTGCTCAGATCACCTGTCATAAGACCTGCCAGCTGGCTCACGTTATCTTTCAACGTGGATACCCGGCCATTCATGGTCTGGCTTTGGGTGTCCATGGCGTTGTAATATCGTCCGCCCTCTTCGCTGGCCGCGATAAGGGCCTGAGACAGAGTATCATAGCTGATGGTCATCTTCTGGACTTCCTGCACCGATTTCCCGGTGTAGTCGGCCAGAACCTGATAGACATTGATACCGGCATAGGCAAACTGCTTGATGTCGATGGCGGACGCCTTGCCCACGTTGGCGATCTGCTGCAAGTTTGCCGACATGCGGGACAGCTCTGCATTGCCGCCGCCTGTAGCCGAAACAGCGTCGCCCAGCGCCATGATGACCTTGCGGGAGTAACCCGCGTTTTCACCGGCGCTGATGAGAAGCTGGTTAGCCTGTGTCAGGCTCGCCACATCAAAGGGGGTGCGGGCGGCATCCTCCTGAATGGCGTCCATGGCCGCTTTGGCCGCTTCAGCGCTGCCCAGCATGTTGGTAAAGCCGGTTGTGTAGCTTTCCAGCTGGGCGTTATACTGGATACCGGTCTGGATAAAATCCTTGGCCGCAGACAGGGCCATGGAGCTTACTTTGGAGATGACGCCGGTAAGCAGGTTGGCTTTGATGATGGCTCCGGTGAGAGAGCCGCTGGCGGTCTCAGATGAACCGCCAAACTCCGTCATGCCGATGTTAGCCGATTTCAGAGCCGAGGTGGTCTCTTTCAGCTCGGCTCGGGCAGAGGCCAGAGCAGCTTTCAGCTCCTTGGTCTGCGCAGAGGTGCGCCCGGTCTTTTCAGCCGATTCGTTGTATCGCTTTGTCAGCTCGGCGACTTTCTGCGCTGCTTTGCTGTACTCGGAGCCCAGCTCCGTGACAACTCTTTTGGTGCTGTTCTGCACGTTTTGGATGCTCTGCCGGTAAGCAGAATCATCCAGCGACAGAGTCGCCTCCAGATTAAAGATGTTCAGGGCGTTTCACCTCCTCCGCACAGCTCTGCCAGAGCTTTTGCATTGTCGGCGGTAATCTGCTCCGCCGTGCGGGTGTCTTCTTTTGTGTGCAGCAGGGGGAAATGCCTGGATGCAAGCCCGGAGTAAAGGGGCAGGATGCCGAGATACTGCCCGATGGCGTCGGCCACATAGTCCCGGAAAAGCTGCGCCTCCTGATGCCTGCGCACCTCGGCGCGGATATGCTCCATGATGTACGGCTTGCCCAGCAGCCGGAGCATATCCAGCCGGATGGTGGATACCAGCCGCCGGTAGCCGTCCGCGCCGATCACATCAAGGACTGAAAAAAATCCATGAAATCTACATCCCGGAGCGCCCGGCTCATGGCAGAGGCCAGCACCCGGGTAGGCGGCTGCTCCTCGTCTTTGTCCAGCACCACGAACAGGGGCAGGATGCCGAGGGTAAGATCTGCCTTGTCCGTGTAAAGCAGCTTGGTCATGTCCACGGCGTTTTTGTTAGCCTGCGCCCGGCGCTTTTCCAGCCGCTCTGCGTCCGTCTCCGTGCCGGTCAGTTCCGGCTCGCGGCCCAGAATGTCCATCACGCCGGAGTCTGCCACGTACTTTTTATAAGCCTGCGCACACTCATAGGTGCGCTTGAGGTATTCGGTGCCGTCGAGATCGATGATATTGCGCATATGTCCTCCTTAGTCCCCGGTCGGGGCCTTGACGATCGAGTAAAATTCCATGGGGGCCTGAGTGGGGTTTTCCAGGTCAGCGTAGCCGGTGAGAGTGATCTGCATGGAGCCGCCGCCCCGGTGAGCCGTCTTGAGGCTCAGGCCGCCGGAAGAAAGGGCGTTGAAAATTTTGCAAACCAGAAAGCCACCGCCGATCATAGGGCCAACCCAGTACAGCTCCCTGTAGTCCTTCAGGGCAGCCTCGATGCGGGGGACCACATGGGTGGGGTCGTCTGCATCGATGTCAGCCGTGCCGATGGCCAGCTTGAGCACGTCGGGGCTTGCGTTGGGAGTGGTAAAGGCGATGGTGGCGGTTGTTCCGGTGACCTCATTGCCCTGCTTGGTGTTGGTGGGTGCGTTGTCGATGTCAGCCAGCGTATCCTCCATGCTGTTGCTGTAAGAGATGGTCACGCCTCCCTGCGTGGCGCATACGACATTGGTGCTGTCGATTTTGGGAGCGGAAAGATCAAATGTGGAAAGCAGATTGCCGGAGCCTTTCGGGATGCTCTTGAACGCATCCGGGGTCAGCACATTGACCGCGAATTTTTTTGCCAGAGTTTCAGGCATAAAGGATCCTTTCTCACGGGATAAGCCGTGTAAGCTCAAAGTTGAGGTATTCGCACAGATAGCCCTCGGGCGGGTTGTCGAGCGGCTGCGCCCACGGTGAGCCTGTGCGCAAAAGAATAGCGCCGCCCTCGCACTCGATGGTCAAGCCATCTGCAAGGGCTGCGCTTATCTTGTCTTCGGTCTGTAAAACAGGCGCCCGGCCTTTGGCGCTCGGGTACCAAAGCCGGGCGTGGAAGGTGCCGGGCTCATTCCAGCCGCCGGGAATTGTCGGATGATAGGTCAGATACGGCAGTTCTGCGCTGGGAGGGATGTTATCTTCCAGATAGCCGGGGATGCCAAAGCCGTTAAAAAAAGCGTTCAGCGCCCGGTTGATGCTCTCAGAGGGACCCATCACGGCAGCACCGCCTTTTTGCACTTGACGGCCCGCAGACCCATGCCGGATTCTTTCGGGGCGCTGCCCTCATCGGCTGCGCTCGTCACCTGAAAGGTCTGCCCGTCGCTCACCCGCTTGATGTAGTCCGGGAAAGCCAGCGGCACACCGGTGTTGACCAGCAGCGTATAGGTGGACGCTGTAGCCGCCTGCTCTGCAACCTGAGCCTCCACGGTGGTGTCGTGGCGCTCTACGGCTTCAAACTCTGGGCCGTCTGTCCATCCGGAGACAAAGCCGCCCACGCCGTCCGGCTCATAGCTGCGGGTCTGAAAGCGGTATTTTTTGGTAAAGCTCTGCATCACGGTGGATGCAGCGAACGGATTGACCATGTCACATCTTCCTCCACTGGTTGATCTCAGATTTATAGCGGGTCTTGCCGTCTGCGGGAAGGCCGTCCGCGCCTGTAGCCATCGTGCCGGACCACCCGGCAAAGGACTGGGACACATACACTCCGCCGGAGGGCAGAGCCTTGTCGTATGTGTCGATTTTTTCAGCAAGCGCCACAAAGGCAGGCGGCACACGCATGGGCTGCACCGTGCCATTAAAGGTCTCGGCGGTCAGATCTCCGTCCCCGGCCTTGTGCACGCCGTCGTTGAAGATGGAGCCGCACACGAGGAAATACTGCCCCGGCACTACCCCGGCGGGAACGGTGTCCGGCTCAAAGGCAAACTCCCCGGCAATGGGGTCGTCTGCCCGGTCAAAGAAATTGTGCGTCAGTGCGCACAGCTCAGGGACGGTCATGCAAAGTCACCCCCGAATTTTTAACCCAGAGAAAGCATCTGGCCGATGCGGATGTTTTCCAGCTTCATGCGGCGTTCCCAGTTGGCCTTTGCACCCAGCTCGGTGTCGTTGGGGGACGCTTCGGCAACGTTGTCCACCTTGAAGCTCATGCCGTTGGGGTGAATGACACGGCCTTCTTTGGTGTACAGCTTCTGAATACCGGCCTTGCTCTCGGGGTCGTAGTCGGTGTAGTAGGGCTTCTCGTAGTTGGTCTTACGGCAGCCCACAAAAGAGCCTTCACCCAGAACATAGGTCTTGTATGCAGTCGTGGCCTTGCCGCCGTTGATGGAAGCATCGGTGATGGATGTGGAGGTGAAGACGTTGTTTACGATCACGACCATCCCGCCGATGCGTGCCAGGGGAGACGCCTGAGACAGAGCGCCCGGAGTGGTGTACTTTTCAAACTCGACGAGATTTGCTGCCTGATACTTTGCAAAGACAGTGGAATGCATGATGAGCAGGCCCCCGCTCATTGCGTGGTCGCCGAAAGCGGCCTCCTGTGCGTAGATCAGAGATTCCGTCGTAACTTTGCCATCGCCCACCTTGGTGATGTCGTAGATGTGCTTCTTGAGATCGGTGGTAGACAGCACAGCGTCCGTGATGGTCATAAGCACATTCTGCCAGACCTGCTGATAGTAGTGTGTGACCTGATTTGCGATGTGCTGCATCGGGTTTGCGCCAGTCAGCTCTTTGGTGAAGTCCTGAGATTTCCATGCCTTCATGCGCTGGATAAGCATGGTGGTCTGCTTGTTGCCAGTAACTTCAGTGGGGGTGTTGTCGGTCTTGCCGTCGTTGTTCAGGGGCTTATCCGCCGTGGCGTCCAGCTCGGTGTAGAAAGGGATGGTGGCGACGTTGCCCTTTTCACCGATCAGGCCCATGATAGAAGGGTCGTCCTTGATAATGCCGGAAGCCTCGATGCTGGTGTCGATGGTGTTCTGCTCGGCCATGTAGTCGCCGAACACCTCAACGTCAAAGTCGAAGCCGCCAAAAGTGCCAGTCTGTGCCATATAATAGCCTCACTTTCTTACTTTGCCCGGAGCTGCTGGTACAGCTCGGGGTTGCTGTTCTTGAGCTTGATGCGGTCATCAAGGCTCATCTTTTTGAAATCCTCGGGAGAAGTCCCGGCGTAACTGGTGGGCGGGGTGTCCACCTTCGCGCCGGTGGTTTTGGTGGTGGCGATCTTGCCGCCCCAAGTGGTTTTGATGCTGGAAAGCTGCTTTTCGGCGTCTTTTACCTTGCCATCGGCGTCCAGTTCCAGCCCGGCGGCGAACTCGTCGCCCTTCTTGGAGTCGTCGGCAATGTCGTCGATGTACTTTTCCAGCACGCCCGCTTGCTTGAGCAGCTGCTTAAATGCAGCGGTCTTGGCCGCCTTGCTGGCTGCTGCTGTCTGCTGGGCCTTGTAGTCGGTCAGTGCCTTTTCGGCGGCCTGCTTGCCGCCGTTGGCCTCGTCCCGCTCTTTTTCGGCTTTGGCGAGGGCTGCGTTCTTCTCATCGAGCTGGTTCTGCAAAGTGTCCGTTTCCTCATGCAGCACGTCCAGAATTTTCTTGAGCTTGCCGCCGGTGTCAGTCGTTTCATCTTCCAGAATCGCCCGGAGAGTCTTGCGTTCGAGTGCCATGTGATAGTCCTTTCCGCCCTTGCTCGGGCTGCCATGCTTGGCAATAAGGTTTATTTGCCGGACGTGCTGCCGGTGTGGTGCCGCCTGTGGGGCTTGAACCCACGGCCCCCGGATTACAAATTCGGTGCTCTGCCAACCTGAGCTAAAGCGGCATAAAAAAGCGGCTGACGCTGTGCGCCAACCGCTGAGTATTAAATTAATTTCTGAGAAGATACCATAATAACGCGATTTCCTTTTCCATACGCATTATCGCAAAGTTCCTGAAGATGTTCTCTTGCTTTCTGCATTTCAACCAAAAGAATCCGTTCTTTTATCTCCTGCTGGTAATATGGAGAAATGTCAACGCGTGGGTCGCTGTTCCGTTCAAACATTTCTTGAATTTTTTTGATGTCTTCAAACGTAAGTCCTTCAACCGTAGCGGTGTAAACAATGTTATCCATGTTTTTTATCCACCTTTTCAAAAAGCTCGTCCAACGCTTCTTTTGCAAATTTTTCTTCTTTTGCGGCTGCAATCTCCGCAAATTTGTTCATTGTAAGAAGATATGCACTCACAATTTCCAATTCTTCCTTTGAAAGGTGTTCTCTAAGAACCTTATCCACTTTTACGGCAACTTTATAGAGTTCTTTATCGTCATAGTCGAAAATGCTCATGTTTAAGCCTCCTTGTTTCCTTCTTCCACTGCGATTTCTCGCAGCTCATCAATGTGATCTTCCACCGCCGGTCGGAGGAACGGACGGGCTTTCATGCCCCGGGTAAAGTGCCACTTGCCGTTGAAGTCTTTCCAGACCCACGGCGTTTTGCGTCCGTTGCCTTTCTCGGCAAAGATACCCGTTCCCAGCTCTACATAGACGCTGTAAAACAGGTTCGACCCGATGGTCACGGTCTTTTTTGCAAGGTCTACGGCATAGGTCAGGCTCTGCTTGAGCGCACCGCCCACGTAGCCCTCAATGCCCGTACTGTCTGCCGTGCCAGTAGGCACAAGCAGCTGGGCGTAGTCCTGCACCTTCATGCCCCAGATGGTAAGCACCCACTCCGCCCATGAATCCAGCGCCTCATGCAGCTGCGGGGTGTTGTCGTTGAATTTTATGTCGTAGTTAAATTTCATGGTTATTTCTTACGCTTTTTTTGTTCTGCGTTGTAATTGATGCTTCTTAAAATCACCTCGCCGGAGAAGTTATATCTGCTGTCAATGACCTGTTTTGCCGGGATTTCGTTCATTTTGGAAAAGTTTTGAGCGCTGGCGCTCCGGTATTCTTTTGCAGCCGCAATCCAAGCGTCATTGTCCGCAGTAATTCTGCTTTTGAGCTCAGCCGTCATTTTTTTGTCAGGGTGATTCCGTTTGAAGTTTGCAATATCCTGTTTGCTCAGTTCTTCTGTGCGCTTGATGTTTGCATCGATCGTGTCAAAAGCGCTCTGGAGTATATCTTGCGCCCACGCAACCTGTTTTTCGCTGCCCTTAATCGGAAGCGATGCCGCGTTAAAAGCAGCTATTCCTCCGTTGCCCGCTCTCGCAGAGCTGCCCGAACCTCTTTTACTCACGGTAATGCCTCCTCTCGTATTGAAATGGCTTGATTTTGGTCACGTTCCAGTCGAACTCCGCCGGGCATTTGCCGTACCACAAAATACCGCTTGGTTGCAGAACTTCCAGCGCCTTGCGGCAGTGTTTGGCAAAGCACTCCGCTTCGTATGGGTCAGATTGTGTGCCGTGGCTCGAAATGCTCACGATGGCGTTTCTAGGCTCACCATCAAAGCACCAGTCATAACTTTGCTCACCGCACCAGCAGAGCGTAGGAATCACATGGATACCGTGCATCTGCCAGTAAGCAGCCAACCAGTGTTTTTTGTAGTGCATAAAAATCTGCACCGCAAGCGGCATATCGATGTAAAGAGAAAAGTCCGGGGAGCACACAGCCCCAAACTGCTGCAGCAGCGGGATGTACTTATCCGGGTTGTTCCAGAACCGTTCAAACTGATAGTCGTCCTTGTAAAAATGCACGCCTTTTGTGGCCTTGTCTTTGGCCGTCAGCGCATAATTGACCGGGATCCATTCCAGCTTGTCAATGCGGATGTCCGTTTCCGGCTTGATAGCAGGGATGCCGTACTTACCCACACCGGGAAATATCATCCTCTCGGTGTTTTCCATCGGCAGAATCACGGCTCACCCCTTCTTTCTTTTGCGTTCTTCCACCCGCCACATTTGTTCGGCCTCGGTGCCTCCTTTAGTTTTGTACCACTCGGTGTAATCCATGACGGGGGTGACTTCTTTGGTCACATTGTCCCGCTGCATGGCGTTTTGCCGGGGATACTTGCCCAGCGCAGAGGACAGCACACAGCGGCAGTGGTAGACCATCTCCGGGGCGGCGTTTGGGTCTCCGGGATACTGGATCTCGTAACCCATGACCTTGAACGGCTCGTCAAGCTCTGCTGTCTGCTGGTCTAGCAGGCGGTGCATCTCACGGGTACGGTAGTCGTGGGTGGAGTTCCACCGCTTTTTGACCTCGATGCCCAAAGCCTGGGCGTTGCGCATCTGCTGCAATGCCCCGGCGTTCTGGGCGCTGGTAAGGGCTGTGATGGCGTTGTTCATGGCCCAGTGTATCTCTGTATCAGCCATACCGTTTACGGCTTGCACAGCAATGTCGTGGACGCTCTTGCCCTGCACGATGCCCTGCATGACGTAGCGATTGAACACCCGTGCGTCATAGGTGCGGTTGCTTTCGCTCTTGATGCGCTTGTTGGGCACCAGTTTGGGATTCTCTTTGAGCAGCAGCTTGACCGCCTCGGTGTTGTAAAGGGTCAGCCCAAACGTCACGCCTGCGGCCTGTTCCAGCTCGTAGAAAGCCCAGTTTGCGCCAAAAGAAAAGATGTTGTATTGCTCGTCCCGGGCCAGCTTGTAGGCCGTTTCTTGGGCTGTGGTGCAAGTCTGGGTGATGCCGTCCAGCTTTGCCCGCATCAAATCGGACTGAAAGACCTGATTTTGCAACCAGATGCGGTAATCCTCTTCGGTGATCTCTCCTGCATCCAGCTGCACCCGCTTGCGCTCGTCCAGCGCTTTGTACTTCGCCAGAAACTCGGTCAGCTGCTCCTGCATCTCCCGGCGGGCAGTACCGTATACCCGGAGGATACGGCGGCGCAGGCGGTTCAGCTGGCGGGTAGAGATGCGGTCACGGTCGGTCATAAGCCAATCGCCTGCGCAACAGCCAGAAACAGCCCGGCAACAATCGCAATGTCAGCAACAAAAAGGATTGCATCGGCCATTCTATCTGGGTCATGTCTCATTTTTTGCCCCTTCTTTCTCGTCCACGGTCTCCCGTGCTGCGCTCTCGGCCATCAGCGCCGCCTTGGCCTGCTCCTTTTGTTCCGGGGTGAGGTTTGGCAGCAGGTCGATTGCCATGTCCTGCCCGATGATGGCGGCCTCGGAAATCACCATGCTGACCTGCTCAGCTGTGTTGGACACGCGCACATGGGTGTACTGTGGCTTTGCATCAGGCAGACCAGCAATTTTAAGAATCTGACGCACAAATTTTGTGACCTGATTTTCAAAATCCCGGGCATTTTCGTCCAGCGGCTGGTATGCGGCCTCCAGATGGTCGTTCGTGCTGCTGGCGCTCACACAATGTACGTCCAGACCACCGAAATCCTCATACATAGAGCCGTGCAGTCTGGTCAGCAGCGTTTCGCGGGCTTGGGTTGGCACCTCTTGGGTGTAGGGATGAACGTCACCGCCGTTTGTTCCGGCGTTGTCCACGTTAGCGATATGGTTATAGCGCAGGTTCTGCACAAAGCCGCGCAAGTCGTCCGTATTCATGCCGCCATAGTTTGATACCAGCCAGTAAATCTGCGCACACTCGCGCAAGTCGTCGCAAAATCCATTGACGATTAAATCCGTGTTGTCGATATATCCCTTGAGGTTGACCAGCGTACTCTGCTTGCTGCTGCTCCCCCAAAGCGGCACAATGGGCAGCGTTCCGTAGCCCTCGCCCTCTACGCTCTCTACTCCGCCGCCCGGGGTGGTTACGGTCTTGGTCTTGTATGGCTGTTGCTCGCCGTCCTGCTGAAAAATGCGCACATTGCCGCCATCGTCTTTGTACCGCGTGTATCCGCTTTCTTCGTACAGCACCGCATGCATGGGTTTGTCTGGTTGCAAGCGCCAGAATCGTACTCCGGCTCGCAATGCACCGTCTTTTTCGTCGTACAGCGGGGCAAATTCAGTCAGCCGGAAAACGTCCAGGTGATCATTATTCCAGAATCCAAAGCTTTCTCCGTGGATGCAAGCCAGATAGCCCAGCTCGTAAAGCCGTTCGTCAAAGCTTTCGCCCAACGCGGCCTTTGTGTCATCTTCATCCGGCAGGGTGATGCCGTTTGCAAGGCTGTATGCCGTGCGCTGGACGTTCAGCCGGTGAAAGGCATTGGATTTGACCGTGTCCGGCCGCGGGCTTTTCTGCGAGATGTTCCGCAGCTTGAGGTCAATGTCTGCCATTGCATCCAGAAAGCGGTCAATGCCGGTGTTGAGCTGCTTATCATACAGATCCGCTTCTTTCGCAATCTTGACCGGTGCGCTGGATGTGTGCTCTCCGATAAAGCTCTGCACAAAAGCAGCTTTTGCAGCGGGGTCATTCTGCACCGCCTCTAAATCCTGAAATGTTCTCACGGGTTTGGCTCCTTACTTGCCTGGTTTGTGCCACACCAGCTCCATAGCGTAGCGTGTGGCGTCGATGTGGTGGTTATCATGGTCAGGGTATACGGGCAGCGGGTCGCCGTTTTTGTCTGCATCGTACTCATACTCGGTAAATTCTTTAAGCGTGTCCGGGCATTTGGCCGGGTCGATCACAATGGCCGTCAAGCTTTGCAGCCATTTGACGCCTTGCCCCACGCTGTTTGGGCCTTTCATTGCGGGAAGGCACTTGATACCCCACGCGGTAAAGTCCGTGCAGCTCTTGGGCTCGGCGCTGTCTGCTGTCAGGCGCTCGCTTTCCGGGTGCTCCATGACGTGCCTTTCTTGTAGCATCTTGAACGTGTCCTCGTTGCGGATGCGCCGCACGGTGATCTCGTCATAGATATACAGGGTCTTGCGGGCTGCATCGTAGCTCATGCAGTTATAAGCAAATGGGTCTGGATACCAACCCCAGTCAATGCCGTGGTATTTGCGTTCAAACTTGGATGGGTCTATTTTCTCCGCCTTGATGTTGGTGAAGATTTCCTTGCCGCATCCGGTCACCTCGCCCAGGTACTCGTGCTTGTATGCAATCAGATTGCGTTTCTTTAGATTTTCTGCGTCATCAAGGAAACGCCTGCCAAGCCACTCCTGCGGCACCATCGTGTAGTCGGAGTGCTGGATGATCTTGCGGTCGCGCACTTCCAGAGCATAACGGTTTGCCCAGTTACGGGGTGATGCAGGCGGGTTGAAGCTCTTGAACGTGAAAGAGAAATCTCCTCCACGCAGACAGGACTGTTCCACGTTGCGGATTTGTTCCTCTCCGTCATACTGGTCTAGCTCTTCAAACCACAAAATGCCGATGTATCCGCGCGGTAGTTTGATAGATTTAAGCTTGCCGGGGTCATCCAGACCGAAAAATAGAATCTTCTGACCCGTTTTTTTGTTTGTCATCTCCATTGGAGAGACCGTACATTTCCACATTCCGGGTTCCAGCTGGTCAACTGCCCACTGCATCTGTGCGTACACGGACGTTCGCATGGTATTGCCCACCTTGCGGATGCATACCGCGTTGCAATCCGGGTGCAACTGCAGAAGTTTGATAATACCGATGCTGCAGAAGCTGGATTTTGTGGAGCCACGTCCACCCTTTTCCAGCGCTTCGTCTGCATCGCCTCGCATGATCTTCTGCCATGTCGGCAGGAATTGCGGTGCCAAAAGCTCGAACAGCCGGTTTTCGGAGACTGCCGGGCTTGCGCTTTCGTTCTCTTCTGTTTTTTCCTCTTTGGTGTCCCAGCCAAAGTTAAACCTCAGACTGAATTGCGCTCCGTTCGTTCCGTCCCGGTCGAACAACCGCTCTTCGGAATATTTTTCGCACCGGGCTTTTGCGCGCGTAATCGTGTTTACAAATTCCTGCTTGCCTTGATATTCCAACAACGATTTTCGCGACGCAAACCCCAAAGCCAATGCTAATCCGGTGACAGTGGGCGGACGCTGATGCAGATAGATTTCATTTCCGTACTTATCCAGAACCGGCGCTCCATTCGCGTCCTGCAAGAGCTCTCCTTCGCAGTCAGCAAAGTAAGCATCTATCTTTTCCTGCATTTCTGCGGAATTTTTATATTTCGGCGGTGCGCCTACCGGATTCTTTTTCTTGTAGGTCATTGCCACCACCTCTCTAAACTCATACAAAAGAAAAACCGCCCGGAAATCCGAACGGTCAGAATATCAAAATAAGAGGCTTTGCTTGTCGGGTGCAAAGCCTCTGCGCCCAGAACTTTCGCGGCTGGATGCCCCGCTATTGCACTCCCCGCTCTCGTCAGATTATGCAAGCACTCCCGGCAGGACTCGAACCTGCAACATGCGGTTTTGGAGACCGCCGCTCTACCACTTGAGCTACCGGAGTATAAAACACCGCCCTTGGACTCGAACCAGCCAGCAATATCTCAGCTGACACGCGCTCCGTACTGCGCTCAGGCGGCCATATAAAACAGCCCTGGTTCTCCGCCAGGGCTGTTGTTTGACGCACATCCCGTCGGGAAGTCTACTTACACCCTCGGGGATTCAAAGCTCTCTCGTGGCACGGGAGGTTAAGCGTGCAGCTTTGTGGGGGATGAGTCCATGCGCCATACGGTGCGAGGTTACGGAGTCGAACCGTTCCACAAAACTGCCAGCCCCGTTATGTGGCTTCCCAAACCTCGCATAGAAGCAGCCCGCAAAACGGTGAAGGAGAACAGGAAAGCATGAAAACCTGTCACAAGGAAGGAACCGTTTCGGAGGCTGCGTGGCAAGCGGCTACCGCTTAGCGCTGAACCGCTTATTAGAATTTTACATCTAAGCTTACAGACTTGAAAAGAGCTGACCCCTTCCAAAATCACGCTGTGTTTTCTTGTGCATGTTGTACACTTTGCACGTCAGAAAACTCGTCCCATATCTCGGCCAGGGCCATGCATCCGCGTTTGATTCGCCGGTAGACCACATCTGCCCCGCACACGCCGACTTCTTTTGCGATTTCCTTGTGAGATTTTCCTATGACATAGTGCTCGCAAATCGCTTCGGCGCATTCCGGCTCGGCCATCAGGCAGTATGCCCGCCGGGTGGCCTCAACACGCAGATTGCACAGGTCCGTCTCCATCCTCTGAAGCTGTCGGCGTTCGGTGTCCAGCTGCTCTACGGCGAAGCCCACCTTGTCCCCATTTCCACCGCCCGCAGGCATCCCGCTTAGGCTCTGGGTGCATTTTTCTGCCACGTCCCGGATGCGCTGTATTTTTTGCTTCTGGGCTTCGATAGCAGCCGCAAGGTCGCGGCACTGTTGAAACCACGCCTTGACGGTGCGGTAGTCCACGCCGCCGTCCGGCTTTTGCGTGTCAGTGTCAGGTGTCCGTGTGTGGGTCATCGTTTTCCTCCTCAAATTTGCCCTTTACGTCAGGGCTACCGATTTCGTAAACGACAACGTCCTTGATTCTATCGGCAATACCAGGCGCAACCAAAAGATGAACAGTTCCATCCTCAGTCATATTTGCTTGAATCCAAATTTCTCCAATCATGTATATACCTCCATTTCTTCAATCTCAATTTCCACCCGTGGTTTCTCCCGGTCAAGCTCCACCCGGCTGCCATCGTGGGCGGCGACGATCTTGCTGTTGTCGTCCTCCAGCACCCTGGCTTTTACCAGGATGTCCGTGGTCGCCTCGATGAGGTTTGCCAGATCGACCCGGCGGGCGGTCTTCATGTAGTACACGCACCTCACGTTCACGTGGGCAGAGATTGGGCTGCGTGGCCTTTTGATTTGCCGCAGGCAGTCCGTCTCATAGTCCACGTATGCCTTGCTAGGGGCCACAAAGCGCCCGCCTGAGCGGCTTTTGAGGATGCGGGCAGAGTTTTTCTTGGTTCTCGGGTCGCCGTAGAGGGTCAGCTTCATCTGCCGTCCTCCACATAGTACCAGCTTTGGGGCGGGCGTTCGATTCCGAACGCTTCTCCACGGCAAATCAGCTTTTTTTCGTCCCATCTGCGGCAGGTGCAACAGTCTCCACGATGCGTACAGGGTTGTATTGCCCAGAAATCTTTAAGCTTCACAGGCTTATCGTAAAATTTAAGTTCTGAAATGTGCCAGAAAAACAGATTGTCATGAAGTCTGTTTTTGGATGCGTAACGGTGCAGTTGGAAATATGGCACACATGAATCTTTTGTAAAACGTTCATCCAGTCTGTCCTGATATGCCGGATATGAAATATCGACCTCTTCAATGGAATCACAGACAAACTCGCCAATCACCTTGCCGTTCATCTTCTCCATCCCGATTTTGGGCAATTTCATGCGCCAGTCATATGAACGGGTGCAGTAGATGTATACCTTGAACGGTGTGTCAAGTTTTGGGCGGGTTCTTCGTACCTCAAGGGTTTTCTTTCCGCTCAAAATCCACTTGCACCAGTTGGGCCGAATGCTCAAAAGAACTGCTTTCATGCTCACACATCTCCCTTCAGTAATACTCGATTTCCACCAGCGAGGTGGACACCAACTCAAAGCGGCCATCTCCAAGAGGGATTTGCAGGAGCTGGTACTCTCGCTCGGAAGAAAGTTTCGGGTCTGGCACCAGCTCACCAAAGCTGTCCACGGTGATGGTATACTTCGGAGATCGTGTTCCAGCATATCCGCTCTTTACAATTTCCGGGGAATAGACAGTGACGTGGTAGCATTGCTTTCTTTCAACTTCTACCTCGGCAGTGACTGCACCGCAGGATGTAAAACACAGCGTCACGATCAGTAATACTGCTGACACGATAAAACAGATCATTCTCTTTTCGGTTTTCATGCTTCACTTTTCCTCCTCAAAAGTCCCAGTCGGAAGGAACACCGAGACGGCACTCTCCATCCCCGTTGTCGCTGGTCGGTTTATCAAATGGGCAGCCCGGGCAACCATTTCCGGTCGCCAAACGGCAACGGCAAAGCCCCATCAAATAACGGGTCATTTCCTCCGGACTCATAGTGTCGGTTTCAGGGTTAGATTTCGTTTTCGGTTTCATGTTCTTCCTCCGTTCTCACAGCTTCCCGAATGCGCAGTCTGGAAAGCTCAGCTTTCGCATACCACAGCTGCCAGTTGCCAAACCATCCCTTGTGGAACAGTTTCCCGCCGTAATAAACAAGTTCCTGCCCCATCAGGTGGTCGAGAGAGACGATGTAAGCGCCGGGCTTGTACCTCATTTGCTCACCCCCATTGTTCAGCCATTGCATTTGCAATGCCGGGAAATGTTTTGCTTCTTACCTTTGCGCTCCTGTGT